AATAGCCTAAAAGCCAATATCTCTTATATAGCTACAAATAAATTCTTTGACGAAGTCAAAGAGAACGGGGGAAGCATGAATGACGAGATGTATCGAAGCCTGTTTGGCTCAAAGTCCACAAGTGATTTTGAAACCGACCAAAGCGCTAAGACGGATAAACGTAAGCGTCATCGAGATAGCGTAGAAGTTTCTAAGTGGAACTCTAAAGATGTGGCTTACGAGTTTGCTGACCGCATGATGGACCTGTGGAATATTCCCCCATTCCGCGTTACACAGTCCCGTTTTGTTATGGCTCTTGCAGGTATGCGTAAAAAGTTTCAAACCAATGGCGCCATAGAGGTTGCCATGATTGACATTTTCTTCAGTGCAATTCAACATGACAAATATAAGGATGGGAATCATCTTTGGCGTTCTTTCATTCGTATAGCCCCTTCCATTGTTGAGCAGGCTCGAATATCTGTAACTACACCAGAACAGAGAGAGACTGCTATTGTTGAGGCCAAGGCTCAAGCAGCCAAAAAACTGGCCCTATTTGATGACGAGGACTAATGTTCAGTTTAGATAACCTACCTATCCGTAGACGTACTTGGATACAGATTGCATCCCTCCCAAAGGCCAGAATCGGCTGGGAGTTGACCGACTGTAAAGACGTACCTACCGAGGCTCTTGATAGCCTCTCAAAATGGCTCACAGGGCTTTACAAGGGCAACGTAGTGTCAGCCGTAGGACGCCAGACTTGCGGTCTTGGCCTACTTCTTTACGGGTTGCCTGGTAGGGGCAAGACGACCGTGGCAGTTACCCTCCTACAGGAGATTATGAGGACGGCTACCCCAGAGGCTTTGAAGATTGGGGAAGGTAAGACCTTGGTCCGACCTTGCTACTTTATAACCTTTAACTCCCTTTTAGATTTGAAGGGGGCTTTGATGGATGAGCAAACTGAATCTGACAAGCTTTTGTATGACGGTATTTTGGGAGAAAGCTTAGACGATGCCTACAACGTAAGAGTTTTGGTTTTAGATGATGTAGGAAAAGAACATGCAAGTTTGTCTGGTTGGCAAAAGAGTATGCTTCACCACGTTCTTAGGACTCGGTACAACAACGGACTTCCCACTATAGTTACTACCAACGTAGAGTTAAAAAATTGGTCGGGACTTTACGGAGAGGCAACAGAGTCTTTTGCAAATGAGGCTTTTATGTATTTAAACATGGATAACATAAACGATTTGAGGAGGTAGTTATGGAACTAAACAGTTTGCCAGTTGTTGTAGCAGATGATGATTTTATTGAATATCTTTATGAACAAAGTTACGAAGGCACTATTGATATAGCAGAATTAAACTTTGAGTATAAACAGTGGGCAAAGGAAAACGTTAATGGGTAAAAAAGATTTAAGAGAGCACGGGTATCTAACTGTTGATGAGTTTGTAGATATGCTTGAGCCATCTCTTAAAAATTATTTAAAAAATAATTGGAGTTCAGACAAAGACTCTTTGCACCATCCAGAGGATTTGTTTTCTAACGCTTCAATTTATTTTGACGTAGCCTTAAATGTAGTTGGTCATTTTGGAATTCAAGGCAAGCGTGAGTGAATATAAACTAATTCAAGTTTTTTTAAGTCAAAGCTCTACAAATCCAGGACCAGGGATTTTTGAAGTAAGTGGAGATGACGAACAAAATTTGAGATGCACCTGCCCAGGGTTTAGCATTAAAGGGACATGCAAACATACTAAGTATGTTGCGTTAGCCATTGTTGAAAACGAAGGGGTGTATCCAATTGAGGTATCGACAAAAGCTTCCCTCGCAGAAACAGAATTAGCAAGACAAGACCCAGAGAAGTTTAGAGAGTTTCTTTTAAAGTATGGAAAGATAAAGGTGTTCTAATGGAGAGAGGTGATATTAGTAATTCTCTTCCTCCTCGCATTTTGGTTACCTTTGATGTGATAGTGGACGAGTACGTTGACAAACGTAAAATACTTAATATCATTCCTGTTAATAAAACAAAGACCCATTATAACCGTTTAGTTTTAAGTCATTTGTATTCCGTTACTCTAAAGCGCGGTTGGACCCTAGAGCTGGTAAGTTTCAAACATGACGAAGAGGAGTTGGTAGAAGTGATGCAGAGTTTAGACCAGTACGCTACTAATCCTTTTAGATATGCAACTCCTTATAAATCTGTAGAAAAACTTGTAGACGACCTGCCATACAGAGCAGAGGTTGCAGGGGTGGTTGACCTTCCTATTCGCTTAATGCGGTATGGGAGCTGGGGATTGGATTTCCCTAACTTATGACAAACGAAGCAAAGTTAATTAGTGCTGCACTTCAAACTAGAGATTTATCTGCCCTATTTGAACGAGGCGTAACAGACTCGTGGTTTCCAGACCAAGATGACCGCCGTATTTGGGTTTTTCTTCGCTCTCACTTTTCAAAGTACGGTGAGTGTCCAAGTTTAGAAGTTGTAACTGAAAACTTCCCTACCTACCAAGTATTAAACCTGTCCGACTCAATGGACTTTTTATTAGACGATTTAATTTCAAAGCGTCGTAAAGTTGCTACTAGTTCTATGTTGCGTGAAGCAATTCAAGCAATTGAAAAAGAACAAGACCATGAAGCCGCTCTTATTGCTCTTCAACGAGGTATGGTTAAGATTGAAGAGGCTGGACTTAGTACCAGCACAGACGTCAACTTGGTTAAGACAACAGAGACTCGTTGGGATGAGTACCAGCAGTTAAAAGCAAACCCAGGATTGTTAGGGTATGCAACAGGGTTCCCAACAATTGATGCAGCCACTAGCGGTTTGCAAAACGGTCAGTTAATTGTTTTAGTTGCTCCTCCTAAAACAGGTAAGTCAACTCTTGCTTTACAGATGGCTAGAAACATTCACAGAGACGGGGCAGTTCCTCTATTTCAATCTTTTGAAATGTCAAACACAGAACAACAAAAACGTTACGATGCAATGAGAGCTATGGTTTCGCACCACCGACTCATTACAGGTTCCCTTACAGATGAAGAAGAGGCCAGATACAGAGCTTCTCTAACTGCCATGGCTGAAGACCCACATAACTTTTGGTTAACGGATGCTGCTAACGGGCAAACCGTTGCAGCAGTGGCAAGTAAGATTCAAACTATTCAACCTGATGTTATTTTTATTGACGGTGTGTATTTAATGATTGATGAGCAGAGCGGTGAGGCAAATACCCCATTAGCTCTTACTAACATTACTCGGTCCTTAAAACGATTAGCACAAAGAGTAGACAAGCCAATAGTTGTGTCTACTCAGGTGCTCCAATGGAAGATGCGTAAAGGCAAAGTCACTACAGACTCTATTGGCTACTCCTCTTCCTTCTTTCAAGACGCAGACGTATTGTTTGGTTTGGAACGAGAAGATGACACCGTAGACGACACTAGAATTCTTAAAGTACTTGCTGCTCGTAACTCAGGTCCTACAGAGACTTCTTTGCTTTGGGATTGGAATACGGGTCAGTTTAGAGAATTGTCTGGGGATGACCTATGAGATTAGAAGAGATGGAAACCGTATTATCTAGATTAGGTATTGAAGTTGTATCTGTGAGGGGAAGTGAAATTCAATCTTTTTGTCCTGGGCATAAGTTGATTAAAGGAAAAGAAGATAGCAACCCATCATGGTACATAAATGCTGATACTGGAGCGCATATTTGTTTTAGTTGTGGGTACAAGGGAAGTTTAATGTCTTTAATTTGCGATGTTAAAGAGGTTGATTACGCAGATGCCAAAGACTGGTTTTATTTAGAAAACGAAGATTTATCTTTAGTTATGGAAAGAGCCGAGAAAAAAGAAGAGCCTATATTTAAAGAGGTTGTAGAGATATCAGAAGCTCGTTTAGCGTTGTTCACTGACCCTCCTGCTGAAGCGCTCGCCGCTCGCGGTTTCAAGTTAGAGTCAGCTAGAGAACATGAAGTGTTGTGGGACCCCAAACATAACAACTGGATTACGCCCATACGTAATCCTTTTACCAACAAACTCATGGGGTGGCAGGAGAAAGGTTATGTCAAACGTTACTTCAAGAATTACCCTACGGGAATTGAAAAAAGCAAAGCTCTTTTTGGTTTTCGCAGGTACGATGGTGGCAGGCTTATTGTTGTTGAGTCTCCTCTAGACGTTGTTAGATTAGCTTCAGTTGGTGTTTCTGGTGGGGTTGCCACGTTTGGTTCTTTAGTTTCTAAAGACCAAGTAAACCTCATCAGAAGCGCTGACCAAATTATTTTTGCTTTTGATAATGATGACGCTGGCCGTATTGCGTCTCAAAAAATGCTTGAGTTAACTGTGTCGTTAAGTTTTGAGTGTTGGTTTTTTAACTACACCGACACGGCTATGAAAGATGTAGGTGGTATGAGCAAGTCTGAAATTTTAATTGGGTTAGATACAGCAAAACATTCTTTGCATGGGATAAGGGCGTTAACATGACTACAGTACTCGCTATATTAATAACTTGGTACTTTACTAAAGTTTTCTATACTAAAAGTTTTTCTATTGATTACCGCAAATTAGCTAACCAAGGTTTCTGTGAATTAACGTGTTTTCAATGTGCTAAATCGCATGTTATTAAAGACGAACACGTTAGAACCCCCTTTTATTGTTATGGATGTAAATAGTGACTTTTAAGGGCACCCTTCTTCCGTACCAACCAGAGGCTGTTGACCGCATGTGCGAGCGCAAAAAAATGCTAGTTGCTTACGATTTGGGTCTTGGCAAAACTATTATGACAATTGCTGCTTTAGAACGACTAATGGATGAAGGGAAGGTTACAGAACCTGGAATTATTGTTTGTCTGTCTAGTATTAAATATCAATGGGCCAATCAAATAAAAAAATTTAATGAGGGCACTTCTAATTCTATTGTTATAGATGGAACCCCAAAACAACGTGAAGCTCAATACAACAAAGTTTATCGTTGGCAAGACACAAAAATAGATTACGTAATATTAAATTACGAGCAAGTTGTAAATGATTGGAAGTTTATACAGAAGTTGCCTAAAGGATTTGTTGTACTTGATGAAGCCACTGCTATTAAATCTTTTAGGTCTAAGAGGTCTAAGGCGGTAAAAAAACTGTCTGACGCTACTTACAAGTTTGCTTTAACAGGAACCCCAATTGAAAATGGCAAACCTGAAGAGTTATTTAGTATTATGCAGTTTGTAGACCAATCTGTTTTAGGTCGATTTGATATATTTGATACCGCG